ATACCAAAGAGCAAAGTAATCGGTAGCAACGGAGATGTCGATCAGGTTCTAGTTCACTGGGACTTTGACGAAGTGCAATTGCTACGCAATCTAGGTATCCGTGAAGTGCCTAGCCCTATTCTTGGTCGATACACTTGGCCCGGAATGTTTACGCCGTTCGATCACCAACGAACCACTGCGGAGTTTCTTACCCTGCATCCACGTTGCTTTGTGTTTAACGAAGCGGGCACAGGCAAGACCAGTGCGGCGGCATGGGCGGCTGACTATCTTATGACTCACGGCAAAGTCAAGCGTGTGTTAGTTGTGTGCCCCGTGTCCATCATGGACACCGCATGGCGCTCTGATTTATTTAAGACAGTCATGCACCGCACAGTTGCAATCGCACAGGGGTCACGTACACAGAGACAGAAAGTCATTGCAGGCGACTACGAGTTTGTCATCATTAACTTTGACGGCGTGAAGGTTGTTAACGCAGAGTTGGAAGCCGGTGGGTTTGACCTCATCATCGTCGACGAAGCCAATGCCGTTAAGAGTGTGACTACTGATCGTTGGAAGTGCCTTGCAAAACTAATCAAGCCCACGACACGTTTGTGGCTCATGACAGGTACGCCTGCGTCGCAGTCACCGCTTGATGCGTATGGGTTGGCTAAGCTTGTGACTCCTGACTCGGTGCCTAGATTCTTTGGTGCGTTCCGTGACAAGGTAATGCTCAAGCTCACGCAGTACAAGTGGGCGCCAAGACAAGACGCACAGCAGATGGTTCACCAAGTGTTGCAGCCTGCAATTAGATACACGAAAGCCGAATGCTTAGACCTGCCCGACCTGCTGTACTCGACTCGTGAAGTTCCCTTGACTGCACAGCAGGCCAAGTACTATGACGCGCTTAAGAAACAAATGATGACCATCGCTGCAGGCTCAGAAATCACGGCAGTAAATGCAGCAGCCATGCTTAACAAACTTCTGCAAGTTGCACAAGGGGCGGTATATACGGATGATGGTGGCGTCGTTGAGTTCGACGTGTCAAACCGCATGAGTGAACTCATCAACGTGATCGAACAAACTGACCATAAGATATTGGTGTTTGTCCCATACCGGCACACGCTTGAGATGGTGGAGAATGCACTGCTCAAAGAGGGCTACACAGTGCAGACAATTCATGGCGGCGTTGCTTCTACACGCCGAGCAGACATCATCAAACAATTCCAGACAGAAGACGACCCACGCATTCTGTTGTTGGTGCCGCAAGCGACTGCGCACGGCATTACGTTGACTCGCGCTAACCAAGTAGTGTGGTGGGGTCCAGTAAGCTCCACAGAAATCTATCTGCAAGCTAACTCACGGGCACACCGCGCAGGGCAAGTAAACCACGTTACAGTCACGCACTTGCAAGGCAGTCCAGTCGAGCGCCGCATGTACACCATGCTGCAAAACAAAATCGACTTACATCAAAGTTTGGTTGATTTATACAAACAAGAGCTTGACACTGAAATTTGACAGTGTATAATTTCTAAAAAACGGGGGGAAAGCCGCGCAAAGTTGTAAAACTTGCGGACGGGCGGTTAGTACCTCCACCAATTGTTCAACGTAAATCAAAGGAATCGTATGGATGCAAGTCAGTTAGTCAATGTGTATATCAAAATACGTGACGCTAAAGAAACCAGAAAAAAGCAAATGGAAGCTGAGATTGCTGACCTTGACCAACAGCTAGACGCTGTGGAACAGGAGCTTCTGGAAATCTGCAAGACCACCGGACAAGACGGTGGCAAGACACAACACGGCTCGTTCACACGAGCAGTCAAAACACGCTACTGGACCAGTGACTGGGACAGTATGTACAAATTCATCCGTGAGCACGATGCCCCTGACCTTCTCGAACGTCGGATTGCGCAAGGTAACTTCGCGCAGTTCATCCAAGAGAACCCAGACAAAATGCCCGCAGGTGTGAATATCGAGTCGAAATACTCGATCACGGTTCGCCGTTCATCCAAGTAACCTCCAATTAAGGAAATCAAAATGAGTAACATGACACTTTTCAAATCCGGTTCCGTTATCCCTGACTACCTGCGTGAAGCCGCAGACGCCACTACCAAAGACATTGCAGGTAGCTCTGGCGGTAAATCTATCTCTATCAAGGGCGGTGTGTGGCGCATGGTCGTAGGCGGCGAAGAAGTTGCCAAGAACGAAGAGCGTGCCATGAATTTCGTGGTGATTGCATCCGGTAAGGGTGTGACACGTACTTTCTATGCAGACAAATACGAAGAAGGCAAAGACATCAAACCTGCCTGCTGGTCTGCTGAAGGCGTAGTGCCCAACGAAGAAGTGACAAACCCACAAAGCAAATCATGCGCTACCTGCCCTCAGAACATCGAAGGCTCTGGCGATGGTAAGGCTCGTGCCTGCCGTTACAGCAAGCGTTTGGCTGTGGCTTTGGAGAACGACATTGGTGGCAACATCTATCGCCTGTCAGTCCCTGCCAAGTCATACTTTGGTCGTGCTGAAGGTGAGAAGATGCCACTGCAAGCGTTTGGTAAGTTCTTGTCAGGACATGGTATCCCGATTACAGGCATCGTGACCGAAGCTCGCTTCGACACAGCCGAAGCAGTGCCCGTGTTGAAGTTCCGTGCTGTACGCCCCTTGACGAAAGAAGAGTGGGAACTGGGTAAAGCACAGAGCCAAACCGAAGACGCTCGTCAAGCGATCGAGTTGAAGATGGTTCCATCTAAAGCCGAAAGCATGCCTGCGTTGCCACAAGCGTTCAAAGAAGCTCCCGCTGCGAAAGAAGCCGCTGAAGAAGTAGCTGAGCCAGTGAAGCGCACATCTGCCAAGCCAAAAGCTGAAGCACCTGTGGCTAAGAACGTTTCTGACATCTTGAGTGACTGGGCTACTGACGAAGATGCGTAATAAGTTGCGGGGGCACTACACCCTTTTCATTCAGAAAGTTGAAGACGCAGACCAGAAGCCGATTGTTATGCAGTTGGCGGATGTGTGCATCAACAAAGGTACACCGATTACCGAAGTCGCGCAGATGTTTGGCGTGACCCGTGCGAGTGTGTACAACTGGCTGACTGGTAAATCGGTGCCGCGCGCCCGCCATCAGGCAGAGATGCCTAAAGTTATTGCACGTCTTTCAAAACGTAAGTAAACCTCGTGGGGGTGGCAGGAAACTGTCGCCCCTATTTTTTCTCCTCAACCCAGTGAGGTTCTGTGACTGACTTTCTCAAATCCGTTTTACCAACGCAGGGCGTATATTGCACTGTGGGTATTCGGTCAGGTGCTGTCAAACAGTCGTTTCAACAGACGATTGAAGACGTGGAGGCTGTCGGCTCAGGTATGGATTCGCAAGGGGTGGACGCGTATTTTGCGCTCGCCACATTTGAAGATGACTCAGGTCGCAAGGTAGATAACGCCGCGTTCCTGCGTTCGTTCTTCCTCGACTTAGATTGCGGGACAGGTAAGCCCTACGCTGACCAAGCCGCCGCTGCTCAAGCCCTATCCATATTTATTGCCGAAACAAAACTCCCAAGCCCAACGCTTGTTAACTCAGGTGGTGGACTCCACGTATACTGGCCATTGACCGAAGACGTGCCTGCATCCGAGTGGGTGCGACACGCGAAATCACTGAAGCGTTTGTGCGCTCAGAAAAAACTATTTGCCGACCCTGCGGTAACTGCTGATGCGGCTCGCATCCTTCGTATACCCGGCACACATAACTTTAAGAACGAAACTTCGAGACCCGTACAAATAATTGCAACTGGCACCTGGGTGTCACTTGCTGAGTTTACTGAGATGCTGCCCGCCCCTGCGATGGACTTGAGCGCGGCTAAACAGTTTGGTATGGACGAGACGTCCAAAGATCTTGGCGGTGGCGACTACCCCAAGTGTTCGTTTAAGCGTATTGCTATACGTAGTGCGAAAGGCAACGGCTGTGCGCAAATGAAGCACGCCATTCAAAACGCCGCTACTCTGGAAGAACCGTTGTGGCGAGGCGCGTTGTCTATTGCTGTGCGTTGTGAAGACGGCCAAATGGCGATCCATAAAATCTCCCGCGACCATCCTGACTACAGTGCGGCAGATACCGAAGCTAAGGCGGCTGAGACAAAAGGCCCCTACACATGCGAGTGGTATCGGGACAACAACCCATCCCTGTGCGAGGGATGCGAACACAAGATTTCTACACCAATCCTGTTGGGTAAGTTTGTAGAAGCGGCACCGGTTGAAGACGACCAGTACATCATTGAAACGCCCGAAGACGAATCGGCACCGGCACTCACAACGTCTATACCGGCTTACCCATACCCATACTTCCGTGGTGCGGCAGGTGGCGTGTACAAGAAGGAACGTACCCCCGATGGTGAGGAGAAGGACGTTGAAATTTACCCGTATGACCTATATCTAACAGAGCGTTTCTTTGACTCGGATACGCATGGCAACGGCGAAGGCGAGATGGTGGGACTGTGCCTGCACATGAAGCAGGACGGTGTACGCAGGTTCTACGCCCCAGTGACTACATTGTTCACTAAAGACAAAATGCGCGACTTGCTGATTAAAAACGGCGTAGTCGCATACGGAAAACACTTGGATGCAATCATGGCATATTTTGCTTCGACATTACGCAAGCTGCAATCGCAGTACGCTGCGAACAAAACACGTAGCCAAATGGGATGGACACCTGACGGGCTTGGCTTCGTCGTGGGTGAGTTGGAATACACAGCGGCAGGCTCTAAGCTTGCGCCCCCTTCTAGCGGCACACGGGAACTGGCTGAAGCGTTTAAGGCTACCGGTACATTGGAGGAGTGGAGTTCAATTGCCAACTTCTACAACCGCCCCGGCCTTGAGACACACGCACTGGCTTTGTTCTTTGGTTTTGGTTCACCCTTACTGAAGTTCATTGGCCCCAAGCAGAACGTGAAGGGCGCACAGATTCACCTGAAGCACAACGGCTCTGGCTCTGGCAAGTCAACTGCGCAGATGGTGGCTAACTCTATCTTTGGTAATCCCGACACGTTGCTGATGAAGAAGGAAGACACGTACGCTTCTAAGATGCACATGCTTGGCATGGTGAACAGCATTGTGTTTACGGTTGACGAGATCACCAATGAGAAGCCTGAAGTGCTGTCTGACTACGCTTATGGGTTCACCTCAGGGCGAGGCAAGCACCGTATGGAAAATCAGGCTAACAAACTGCGTATCAACAATACAACGTGGTGCAACTTCACACTCACTTCAGGCAATGCGTCAGTCGTGGATATGTTGCAGAGCGTTAAGAGTACGGCAGATGGTGAGCTTCGTCGAGTCTTGGAGATTCCGTTCCACACATACACGGGCGCTACCAAGGCGGAGATTGATGCGGTGTTCAGCAAGCTGAGCGCTAACTACGGCGTGGCAGGGCCGATCTACATTCAGTACATCATCGACAACCCTGAGAAAGTCCAGACCCTGCTGACCAACATGCAAGCCAAGGTAGACAAGGCGTTGGGCTTAGACCAGACAGACCGTTTCTATTCTTGCTTGCTAACATGTGCGTTCGTTGGCGCGCTGATTGCCAGAAAGCTTGGCCTGTTTGATATTGACATCCCACGCATCTATCAGTATGCACTGGGCGTGGTGAGTGATGCACGCATTGCAAACCAGTCTAACATCGGCAACTCTTTGACCGTTGCACAAGAGACACTCGGTGCCTTCATCAACGAGAACGTCAACAACGCAATGGTAGCGGCATATACCCCCAAGGGTGGCTTGCCTGAGCGTCCCGCTGTGATGCCCAAAGGTCAACTGCGTATGCGGTACGACCCAGATACCAGAACGTTGGCTGTCCCCGTGGCTGAGTTCCGCAAGTTCTTTACCGCACGTCAAGTGGACGTCAGAGAAAGTCTGGCTAGGCTGACCGAGGCGAAGTATCTTAAGTATGACGGCAAGTCACACCCAACGCGTATTGGCGCGGGGGCCGTAGGTGGGTTAAGTGGTATTGCAGTACGCTGCTACATCTTTGATGGAGACGCAATTGGCATCGACGAAACGGCGTTCACGCAAGGCGAAGACCCGACCAATATCTAAGCCGAAGCCGGTCGTACCGGTTAAGCCTGCGGTACCGGACAACATACGAGTACTCACCCTTGGCGGGGTGGAGTACTTTGTCCAATGGGAGAAGCTGGAGGTGGGAGCGTCGTTCTTCCTGCCAACTACTGCAACGCCCGTACAAGTGCGAGCCGCCATAGCCCCCGCATCTAAGTTCTTTAAGCTTAAATTCGAAGTACGCTCCCGCTGTGAATACGGGAGGTACGGGGCTAGGGTCTGGCGGGTTTACTGAGCCTTGCGTAGCTCGGTCTTAGCTTCACGCAGCCAACCAGTTAGCTCAACTTCCATCTTCTTGATTTCGTTAAGATCTGCCTCGCGCTCTGCTTTACTCATCGTTTGCGCACCGTCTGGGCTGTTCAAGAATTTGCGGTAGGCACGCGTACGTTCCAGTTGCTCAAGCGTAGAGTTGATGGCACCTTCCATCTGCAGTTCCATCATGTGCTCGTTGGCGTAAGTTTCTGCCCGTGCAATGTCTGTCTTCATCAACTGACGCAAGGTGTTGTTGGCCTTGCCAACTTTCTCACGCTCGTCGTAGAACTCAGTCAGGCTACGTGTACCGATTGGGTCGTACAGATAGTTGCTCAGCAACGCATACTTGTGCAGTGGGCGGTCAATCCGCGATGGGTTCAGCAAGCTGTCCGTAGTCATTGTCACGAGCGCGGCGGTAGAGCCGAAGTAGCCATTCAACATGTTGTCGATCTGGATGGGAGACACGGCATCAACACCAATCACGTCACGACTAAAGTTAGAAATGGCTTGTGCCAATTCAGATGTCTTAGACGTTGTACGCATGCTGGGGTCTTGCTGCTTTTGGTAGATACCTTCCAGTTCGCGTCCTGTGAAGAACGAGTAGTTTGTCCATGCTTCGATCAAAGGCTTGACCGCTTGCGGGATTGGCACGGTGCGCTCGATGTACTGCTCGGACATGTACTGCATGGAGGCGCGGATAGCTTCCAAGGCAGTCTGTTCTTCTGGTGTGCCAGAGCGACGCAGGTACTCAATTACGGTCTCAGGGATTACCTTGAAGATAGCGCCCAGTTCGCCCGGTACCGGGATCTTGAACCCGCCGGGGAGAATCCAGTTACTGTTGCGGGTAC